ATTACAAGAATCAATCTCTCTAGAAATTTTTTCATACTCAAAAATCTTAGAAAGATTTTCTAGTTCAATGTCGTCTGGATTCATTTTCATCTCCTGTGAATAGTAAAGGTTTTGTTGGGTCTTTTGTCGATGGATTGTACGACAATACAATCGCACCAGGATATATCTTTCTTACTTCAAATGTGACCTGATCTTTTGGTGGTCTAGCAAATTGTGGGAAAAACATTTGAACTGAAAGATATTTTCCTCTCCAATTCAATACAATGCTATAAGTAGATCCACGAGACTGTATTCTTGTATATCCTTCTTTTACATCTTTACTTTTATTTCCCCAATTTGAAGCACCAACTTTACGGCATTTGACTAATGCTCCAGAAGCATAAGCACTAGGCCAAATTCTATAACGAGATTTTACTTTTTCTTTACAAGCATCCTCATTTACAAATTCTTCAGTCTTAACATTTTTTGCTTGTCCTGACCTATCTGGATTTGGGTCTTCTCTTCTTTTTCTTCTTGCTGCTGTATTTTCTTCCTCTGGGGACATTTCGGCAGACATTTTTGAACTACCACACTTTGGTTTAGTGGTTTGTCCTGGCTGACGAGCACAAGGTTTTCCAGCATATTTGCCTCCAAGTTGAACCCATCCTGGTTTTCCATCACTTGATCTGCTTTTTGAAAACCAATCGTGGAGAGATGAATCTCCAGATGCAGTTTCTTCACTAACACCTTTCATTCTTTCTGGTTTAATTAAATCAATAATTTCCAAAAATGTATTTCCATTTGCATCTTCAATCGTAACTGTTTCCTTTACGTCTTTAAACTTCTTGTGTTCTTTTTTTGCACTTGCTTCCATTTTCTTGAGACGAGTATAATAATCTGGTATTTCGTCAAGATGTTGGAGGGCAATATCAATTGCTAAAGTTTTATTTTTTGTGTGTTCATGTTCAATTGGAGCTCCCATATCAAGCTGCTTCTGAATATCTGAAACATCCATACGATGTTTTTTTGCAATCTGTTCTACAGTTTTATGAGGTTTTACTTTAGGGCACTTTACACTTCCGTGTGATGGGCAGTCCATTCCCTTTGGACTGCTATTGCAATGTGATTCTAAAATAAATTCCTGAAAAGTTTTCATTAGAAATTTTTTAATTATTTAGAGTCCATTAGACCTTTCTTCAATAATTTTTGAAGGTCTGCTGTGGAACCAATAAAAACAGAATTATTAACGGTAGAAGGACCTCTATTGTCTTCTTCTTTAAGTTTCTTCATTTTGTGTTGTAAATCAATTAACTTATCAGTTACATCACCAACATTTTTAATTAATTGACCTGCTACTTCATATGCTCTTGGACTATCACTTTGTTGTGCTAAATCCATAATACTATCAATTGCTTCTTGTCCTTTTTCGATTAGTGAATATAGATTACCTCTTGTGTATTCATAATCCTTATCACTCTCTTCTCCAGAAGTCGGTCTTGCTATTGCTTCTTTTGATTTTTTTACAATCTCTTTTGATACAGAAGTTGCTTCTATCTCTAATGCTTCATCTATATTTTCGAATTTACTTTTCATAATGATACATCAATCCCCTTTGTTGTACTATAAACTTTACCATCACCAAAATCAAAACGAGATTCACTAAATCCAAAATCATCATCCATCTCAACCAATTCATTATCTGCTGTTGTAATCGCATCAATAGAATCCCCTTCATTATGAGATTCAATTGATGTGCCGTCTTGTCCTCTTAATACAGTTAGAATATTCCCAGAAATATCTTTGATATACATTTCCTCATTACCAATCATAATATAAGAATCATTAACCAAGGATACAGCACTTGAAACATTAAACACAGTTACTTTATCATCAATATTCTCGGCAAGTGTTGTTGTGTTGTCGTTATTATAATCTTTAAGTGCTCTTGGAGTAGCAGTATATCTCAATTGTCTTGATGCATTTTTGGTATTTGTATCTGTATAATAATCAACTTGAACTTTTTTGATTATTCCATCTGTACTGTCTGGAATTGGACCAAACAGATATGCTTTTGCTGTAAAGTTTAAAGTATATACCAATGCTCTTCTTTCTGTATAATTACCTTCATAATTATCTTCCATATTAACTCCCCCTTCTAGAATTATTGGAATATCTTTCTTTTCGCCTATTGATGAAATCAAATTGATTGTTAATGAAAAACTTGGTTGAAATGCTGGAAGAATTTGTTCTACAATTTGAAGCATATCATCATTCAACTTAGTCATAATACTAAGTTGAAATCCAATATTATAAGGAACAGGCATAAAAACTTTAACTTGCTCTGTTCTATCATTAGTTTTTATTGCCTTGAATGTTTGCATAGCAGAAACTTTTCTGCTGCTATCATATTTCAAACTTGTCATCTCAAAAGACATTCGAGGAAGAGTCATCGCAACTCTTTTTTTCAAATCTGGTTTTTGTTCTACTCTTGCTAAAAACTTTTGAATTGGACCATAAGCAATCGGAACTTTTATAAAACTATAATCAGTACCATCCTGCTCCTCATGCTTGATGTACACTTCATTAAAAAGTGTACCAAAAGCAATAATGGTTTTTCTGATTATTTCATTGTAACTATAAGTTCCTAACATAACAATAGAGTTTATTAATTATTTAGTAATTACCAAACGGGTTCTTCTGTGAAAAGTCAAGAATACCATCTGCTTCATCTTCAATTACAATATTTTCAGCATAAGGATCATATTCCTCAAATGTATTGATTGAATATACTTTATGTGTTGCTGCTGCACCAACTATCAGTTCACCATTAGCAAAGTTTCCACCAACTATTGAAACTTTAAGTACTCTAGTATCCGCATCCCAATCTTTTACATATCCAGTAGTTCCAGTAGAAACACCTCTAACTGATTCATTAAACTCAAAATTACCAGTAGATATTCCAATAGGACTTGTAAGTGTAATTGTTGGGTTAACAGTATATCCAGCACCAGCATTGGTGTAACGAATTGCTGTTACAATTCCAGTAACTGTTAAGACTGCTTCTGCTGCTGCATTTACTCCGCCAGCAGGAGCAGTAGATATAGAAACAATAGGAGCAGATGAATATTGACTTCCGCCAGAAGTAATATTTACAATTCCCAAAGTTCTAGAAGCAAGAACAGCAGTAGCAATTCCACCAGAACCAGATTGACCTACAATTGTAACTGATGGTATTTGCGTATAACCAACACCAGGATTAACTACAAGAATTCTACTAATCGAATCTCCAGTTCTTCCTGTTTTACTAGTCATAATAGCAACTGCAGTAGCATCTGTTCCACCTACTGGTGCTTTTGTGATTTGAATAGTTGGTGTAGATAGATAACCAGTTCCATCGTTAATCAAATCAATATACTGAACTGATTTGTTTAAAGTGGAGGCAATAGAAACTGTAGCAGATGCTGTGGTTGCAGTATCACCAACCATAGTAATGGTTTGAATATAACCAAAATCTTGAACTGACCTGTCAACTTCGTCGATACCAGTATCAATAAGTTCATCTTCATATCTGAAGATTTCGCATCTCAGTTCATAAACATAAAGATTGTTTAACTGATAGAATGGAACTTTTCCTTCAACATATTTGATTTCAAAAAGACCATTATCAATTGGAAGATAAATTAAATCTCCCTCTTGTGGTCTAGTTGCAACTTTAATGTCTTGGTCATCCAATAAAAATGGAGATATAAAATCTTCGTATCTTTCCTTTGAAATGATAAGAGTTAGTTCATCACTTGTTTTCACACCAAATTTTGATAAAATATCTCCTTGTCCTCCAAATCCATTAAAATTCGAAATATATGCTTCAATTCTAAAACTATCATCAAATTTTGATACTAAAACTTCTTTAATAATTGTTTTTTCATTAATTAACTGTCTGGGCATATAAACAACATCTTGCCCATACATTTTTAGTTGTTCATTAATTAAATCCTGAACAAGTCTTTGTTCACTGGAAGAACCTCCCAGAAAGTAGGGATTTAGTGGTGCCATTATCCTATCATATCCATTGGAGGTAATTCGTATGTTGTCTTAAGTTCTGTTTCAAGTTCTTCAATTTCTCTAATCGCATCATTTAGTATTCTTTCACCATTCATTGTAATTCCACCAGGAAGTTGAACACCATTGAATTTAATTAAATTCTGTCCCCATTGTTTTTTAATAATTGCAGTCAAATATCTTTTCAACCACCAGTCATTATATACAGCGGAAAAGTCTGATGGGTCTACAATTCGAATGCAGTCAACAATAATATAACTATTTTCATTTACCATTGCCCAATCTATATCCAAATATAGTCTGTGTTGCTTTTTATTAAATCTCAATTGAACATCTGGAGTTATAATTCTACTAATATCTTCCAAATGTGTCTTTACCATTGCATAATTTAACAAATCAAGAGCACCATAATAATACAAATCATTCAAAAATATTTGATATTTGATATTAAACATACCAGATGATATAGTATTTGCATCTGATTTGAATACGTTATTTACTCCAATAATTGTATCTGGAAGTTGAATAAAATTAGTTGCCTCCTGATAAGTGACTGTTGCAATTCCAACGGCAGAATTTGCAGTTGAACTTGTAATGCCTGTCCTTACTATAGTTTTTTCATCGGGAAGAAGTTTGTGCTTTAAATATACTCTTGCCGCACCATCATAATGCCTGTCATTAAAATATTGAATAGCATCATCCACCAAATCGTCAATTTGGTCATCATCGACATTGACTTCCAAAACAGGATATCCAAGTTTTCGCAAACAATAATCAATTAATCCCTGACGACTTGATGGTTGAGACATTATTTAATTGAAGACTCTAATTATTTATCAGTATGTACCACCATCAATGTATGGATATGAATCCCATCGGTCTGTTGCTGAATTATAGACAAGTACCGAATTATTTGGTATTCCTGCTGGGGCATAGACATCATCTAAATTTGAAAGTTTTGTTGTTGGTACAGCAGAAATTACCCTATTTGCATTATCGGCACCAAGTCTTACTTTTATTAAATTGTCTGAATTAGTTCTTACTCTAATGTCTGACATGATTTTTTATGCAGTGGTAATTCCAGCAGTAACTAAAGCACTTCCTTCAACAACTCTTGATTTTGTTGTTCCACTATCTAATAATACATCATAACAATATCTTCCTGGTCTCAAAGATGATGTGATAGATGAACCCAAAGAAATTTTAACTCGTCCATCAGTTCTATTGGGGAAAGAAACTGTAAAAACAGCAGAAGTATTTAATGATGCTGGTGATTTTC